TAGCAATATAACATTGTAGATTAGCTTTCCAAGATCCACTATTATATACATTATCAGGAATTAAGTCAAATGCAGTGTTAAGATCATCATTATTAAATTTAATTAAAAATCTACTTGTTTGTGGATTTGGGTCTGAGTAAGCAAAAGATGTTTCTGTGGCTTCAATAATTTCATCCATTCCCGTATTCATACTAGGGAACAATGAATACATTGTTGCATCTTTTTCAGGAAATATTTTATAAACTGCCATTTTTATTTATTATAAATTTACTATTCTACCTTGAATGTCTTGATTTGGATATTTAACTTCAAATATTGAAGGATCAAGTGATGGATAAATTACATTTCCTATTGTTGCTGCATTTATATCATAAGTATAAGGTGAATATCCTAAATTTGTTCCTACAAAATTTGAAATTGTTATATCTTTTACTGTTTGTACACCTTTTATTCTATCTAAAAGAATATAAAGTTCCCTTAAAATAATAGGTTGATTAAGTTGCCATTTATCAATAGCAAAATAATCTTTTAATGCTGTAATACAATCAAATAATACTTGACTACTATTAAATTCGGGAAGTACTATAATATCAAAATTTACGCCAATATTAATAATAAATCCATCTTTAATATTAACAGCATCATTAACCATTCTATATTGAGATAAGTATGTAGTTAAATTTTGTTTTAAAGCGGGTGATGCTGTGTTTAATTGATTGTTTGCGTTATATGACAACACATACAAGTCTAATACGGAATTAGATTCGCCTGCAGACATTGATTGAGCTTTTGTAGGTTCAATATATGCTTTAGCAATAACTCCAAATTTAGCAGGCATTGATAATGATCTTACTAAATAATCATCTTGAGTTACGTTACGTAATTGTGTTGCAAAGTTTGCTGAGGTATTTTGTCTAATTTCTTCTATTGAATCTCCATCTCCACCACCATCAGCAGCAATTGGATTAGTAACTGCTAATGATGCAAATATAGTATTTGCCGTTGTAGAATTTAAATTTGAATTTAAAAACTGAATATTTGCTACTAAATTTGTTAGATCATTTGAAGGTACATTTGCTTCAACTCCACCGCCTGTTAAATATCTAACTGTTAAAGTTGTTTGTGATGGGGCAATACCATAAGTTTTAGTAAATATAAAGTTTGAAGGAGCATAAGCTGTTGTTAATTTATATTTTTCAAATGGTAAACCTAAACCTACGTTATCGGAATTAGGGATAATTTCTTCATCTGTATCTGTTGCAGTACCTGCACCAAATTGTATTTGTAATGAACCTGAATCTAAAAAACGTGTAATAAATCTTCGTTGGACTTGTTTAAGTTTTAAAAGATAAGGTGTATCTCCTTGATATTGAGATAAATTAGGATCATTTGGATTAGTATTTTTTATAGAATCATAAACAGCATCTTGTGCTAAATAATCTACTTCATACCATTCATTAGAATCAGTATCAAAAACATCTAATATACCAATAATTCTTTCAGCATTAATTTCAACTGTTGAGAATTGTTGAGGAGCACCAAATGAAAACGTAGTTGTATTAATTGTTGAAGATATTGAATTTCTTGTTTTTTTCAATAAAAAGGAAGTTGGATTAGCTCCTGATGTAGCAAAAATTGATACTTCTGTAGGGTCACCTGAACTTGAAACTGAAAAATCAATTGGGTCTTCTATTAAAAATGAAATATTAGGATTAGTAACTGATTTTACTTGAGCATTTTGATTAATAAAAAGTGCATAATCAAAATCAGGAATCCAGGTTGAACCTGAAAGTTTAGCTGGTACTTGTTGGTAAAAATCAATAGGGGCAGAAGCAACTTGAGTTACATTTGGTTTATAACCAAACATATAAGCTAATTCATATAAATTATTTGTTTGACGAGCATATTGTACATATGTTTCTTGAATTTGATTATCAAGATAAAATGATAAAACATCACCTACATAGGCAGCCATCTCCATAAACATCATACCTGGTGATGCTGGAGTAAAATCGTTATATGTTGTAGGGAAGTAAGTTTTAGCATAGTCTACTAAACTAGCTCTTAACTCACTAAAGTCCCTATTAATGTATTGTATGTTTTTTCGTTGAGTTGCCATTATGTAAATGCTATTTCTACAGTATCACTTAAACCTGTATCTTTTATATTATATTTTAATATTACGTTAATTTGATTAATGTCTGGGTATGAATCTATATTTAAACTTCCTATAATAACACTTGGGAAGTATAAATTCAACTGGTATTGAATATCTTCTTTTAATGAATCAAGATTACCTGTTGTAATTTGTTGAAAAATAAATGCTCTTAAATTACCACCAAATGTTGGGTTTAAATATATTTCGTTTTTATTTGTTAAGAAAAAATTAATTAAATTATTTTTAACAGCTTCTTTTGTAGTATAAGTAGTTTTAAATACTCCAGGAGCATTAAAAGGAATAGCCACACCAACACCAGTACCTGGTCTTGTATCTATAGGGTATATTTTCTTTGCTCCGAATGCCATTATTTATTCATTAATCCCATTATCATATCTAATCCTACTTCTCCAGCAGGTAATGTTCCATTAACATTATCTACAGGTCCTGTAGGGTTAAATTGACCAGTATACGCTGTTGTTGCTGGGTTGTTGTTTTGCATATCTTCTAATAAACCTCCAAACATAGCGCGTCTTTCAGCAGCATTAAGTTGTTTTGGTTTTTCAATATGTGGTTGTGCATAAGTATCTCTTATAGTTTCATTCACAACTGTTTTTGGAGCACGAACTGCTTCCAACAGGATATCTTTTAATTCCTCTTGGATAGCTTCTTTCATAGCTTCCTTAATTAGTTTTTTAAATTCTGTTGTCTTCATTATTTATAAATATTAAAATTAGTAAGCTTTTAAATTATCTCTGTCAATTATTAGTTTTAATTCATTAATTAAAGTTTGATCATCGGTTGTAAAGGATAATTCGGTTTGAATTAATACAATACCTGATTGGTTTTTACCTAGTGCACGTCTACGATTTACAGTAGGTGTATAAGGTACTGTTTCTATTTCAATAATAAAACCTTGATATGTTATTTCATTTTGTGTTAAAGTTGATTGGGCTTGTGCATCTGCTACATCATTAACTTCTTTAGATATAGGAATAAGTGAATTCATATTATTAGGGTCACATTTTTCTAAAAAGAAATCAATTGATTTTAATAATGTTACTGCTGTTAATATAAAAGCACCAACAATTGATGCTACTAAAGCAGCACCTCCAATAATTGATGTTAATTTTTGTAATCGAGAATTACCTTTTTCATCAACAAGAGCAGTTTGTTTAGCGACACTTAAAGTATTTAAAAGAAGAGGTAAACCTGCAGCTAATGGTGGAAAGGTAACTGCTGCTATTTTTGCTGCTATTTTTGCTAAATCTATTGCATTTAAAACACCTTGTAAAATATTTAAAAATGTAGCAACACCAGTTAAAGATATTGTAATAACATTTAATGTTCTACCTATTTTATTTAATTGACTTACTATTAAATCTCTTTGTTGCCTAATTTTAGCTAAAGTAGCAGCATCTGGGCAAGAATCAGTATCAATATATTTTTGTATATAGGTAGATATTAAATTAGTTAAAGAAGGAATTACAATTTTTTGAACTTGAGTACCTATTACTAATAATAATAAAGGTAATTTAGCTATACCCATTGCTTTTAAATCAGTAGGAGTAGCATTTTCAATTTGAGTAGCATCTATATTATTAGCATCTTGTTGATCTAAAAATAATTGATCATCAGCTGCTTTTTGCAATCTTTCTTGTTCTTGATCTTCTGGAGTTATAGCAGCCATTATACAGTATAATTAGAATTAGATTTTAATTTTTCAAGATTACCTTGAATTACTTTTAACTGAGAAGATAATTGACTTGCAGCTAAATTTAATGGAACTAATGGTGTTCCTGGAGCTGTTGAAACTACAGTAGCACAAATTTGTAAAAATGCACTTAAATTAGTAATTAAATTATTTAAAGTTGAAATTGTTTTATTACCTAATAATAAAGGTTCGGTTGCATTTTTAGAACCTAAATATACCTTTCCAGCTTGTAATGTAACAGTTGGTGCATCAATATTAACACTTTCTTGAGCATTTAAATTAATTGATTTTTTAGAACTAAATAAAATATGATCTAAAGTTGAATTAAATACTAAACGACCTGAATTGATTATGATTTGTTTTCCTGCGTATTGATTAGGTGCTTGAGGTGGATTATTTTTATAACTTAAATAAGAAGTACTTGATGCTTGTAATGGAATTTGTTGAGTACTTGTAAAATATATTGATGAATCATCATTATTAATATTTTCCACTACAGGTACCCAACCTTCTTCTGTTTGAGTTCCTTGTCCATTTCTAATAATAGTAATAGGATCTCCATTTGAACCAGTTGTAGACCAATTATTAGGTGTATTTTTAACAGTTGAACCAATTCTAATACTATTACCCCATCTACCTTCATAAATTATATCACCTTCAAAAGGTAATAAAGGATGAATATTAGAACGTTCAATAAATGTATTACCTAAAAATATTTCTGTAGATTGATCTGTTATTCTTCGAACATTACCTCCCTCAGTTTGAATATAATCTTTTTGTTGTGTTGGAGGTAAAGCATTAGGAGCTGTTGGAAAAGCATTATGATGTGGGTGATTCCAAAGTGAAACTATATTAATATAATATTCAACTGTATTTGAAGATATTGCTTCAATTTCAGTATTTGGAAGTCCAATTAAATAAACAATTTCATTTATAAGAGGTAAATTTTTAAAATTACCTGTTAAAGGTCTTGCTGTAGGTAAGGATGGAGAAGGTAATGGGTTATTAACATCTTCATATTCAATAATTCCTAATCCATTCCATTCACCTAATTCTTTAAACCTTGGGTGAAATTCATCTAAAACAATACTTAATACTCTAACTGCTCTAATTAAATTAATTTGAGAAATAGCATTTGCAACGTTAAATCCATTATTAGCGTTGGCATTAAGTTGTTGATTTAGTGCTGCAAATCCATATTGACCCATTATTTATCTCCTTTTAATTCATTCATAGCAGATAATAATTGCTCTTTTTCTTCATCTGAAATAGTAAGAGAACCATCAGCTGATACGGTTGCCATAGCACGTTGAGCTAAAGCAGCCATTTTAATTAAAATATCATCATTTTTAACGCCAATTTCCATATATTCCTTAATTAAAGGAACAACAAGAGTAGCATCTCCAATATCAGAAATAAGTGGTTTTAATTCGGAAATTAAAGCAGTAACCTGTTGGTCTTTTTTCTTTTGGTTATTATAAATTTCCTCCAAAACATCAGAGAATTTTTTCTTACCAAATATAATATTTTCAAATTGTGACATAATATACAATATTAGTTTATTATAAATATTAAAACTAAAAATTTGTATATCCGTGTTCTAAATAAAAGAAATAGTGTTTTTTAAAAATGTCGTAAAGCTGGTTAGCTATTTTAGTAATTTTAGGTGTTTTGACATCTATAATTTCACGGATATAAATGTAAAGTGCTTTTTTATTAAAAATATCTAAGTTTTCTCTTTTGCGAAATAATTCTAAAATCGCATCCGCAATTTGAGCGTCATATTCCTTAGGAAAAATTTTATAAATATTCTGTGTGCAGTGGTCAGTATATAAGTCTATAAACTTTGATAGACGGTCATCATATGTAGAATCTTCAAGTGTATATGAATGTTTTTCATCTTCTTCAATTGATTCTAAACCTGTAGTATCAATACGTTTTTTATAATTTTTCTGGTTAGATAATATTAAATAGCGTTTAGTAATAGTTCCAAAATATGAATATGCTTTAGCTCCACGTTCAGGGTTAAATAAATGAATTTTAGATAATAAAAATATTATTACCTCATGTTGTAAATCTTCAATATTATCTACTTCAGTGTAATAAAATTTAAAAGTATGAATAATGTTTTCGGTAAGTTTAAAAAACGCATAATGAATTTTTTCATTATAAATTCTACTTCTTAACTCAGGGTCAGTTGTATTATTATAAAGTACAATAGCATCCTCGGTTGCTTGAGTAAAGTATTGTACTCCCTTTTTTTTCTTTTTGACTACTACCTCTTCCATTATTTAATATTTTTAATAATGAAGGCATTTAGAATTGTTTGAATACTTTGGATTTGAGTAAAAAAGAATCCTACTTCATCATCAGATTTAAAACTACCTTTTGCATCTACTTCCATCATTTTCTTTTCTGATTCTTCAATAATTTCTGAAATTTTATTTAGGTAGGCCATATAACCTGCTAAAATATCCTCCTGTTTTTCATTCTTACGTAGGAGGTTAAAGGTCGTGAATCCAAGAGTCACGACCAATATAGAAAGAATAATAATTGTTAATATCATAAGTTGTCTAATAAGTTCTTTAATCCTTCACTTTTTACGCTACCTAAGGCTTTTTGTTTAGCAGCAGCGGGTGTTGGATATTTTTTATTTGACTCCAATGTAAATTTCTTCTTTGACTCATCCACGCTATTTCCTGAAAGTTTTGGAAGCCATTCTCTTTCAAATTCAATTCTTGCAGCCATTAAATCAGCTTGATGAACAATAAATGGAAGTGATGTACGTGGTTTTTGTTCTGGCATATAAGTCATTAAATATTTCTTATTACCTTCATCATATAAACCATCATGAGTCTGAATAGTAATCATTTCATTAAATGAATATTGGATACCATGAGATTGGAGTAAAAATAAACCACGATCAGGAACAGAGGCAAATGGGACCTTAGTATTAAACATATAGTCTTCACCAAGTTTATTACGTCTCCATTCATCTGTTTGTGGAATATAAGAATCATTTTCTTCATCTCCCATTTTACCCAGATCATGATTTAATGCCGAAAATACTAATTCTTCTTTAGTGTAAGTAGTTAAATCTGCTCCCATTTTACCCCATAAACTATGAAGATGTAAAGCACCCGTAATTACACGATTTACATGATCTATATAACCACCAGGAAAAGCATTATGATATTCTTTTTTATGAGCGGCAGGCATTAAAATAAGCCTATCTTCATATTTTTTATAAAATTCAATTAATTTTTCTTTCCTTGGAGATTGAATATGATCTTCAATATAACCAATAAATTCTACCCAATTTGCTTGGATTTGCTCTGCTGTTAGTTGCATAACTTATTAATAATTATTAATTTCTCCGGGACCTAATGGTTCCTGTTGAATAAATGCTTTTGTTTCTTGAATTAACTCTCTTATTTCTTGGAGTACCTCCTCAAATTGTTCTCTCGAACCTTGACGACTTAGGATGAAATGTAGCTTCTCAATCCCTCCCTCGGCTCGTTCCAACCGTCTCATCATTATTTCTCTATTCTTCATATTTTCTATTATTTAATTTTCTAAACTCTCGTATCCCCAATATAATAAAGAAAAATGGTGTCACCAAGCTTAGTTTAAAATACTTTCAAGAAAATTTTGAATTTTTTTAAGATGCGCACACTTTTCGTATTCTTCTAATTCCTGAAAGTATAATATTGTTACTTTAGTGTAAGTAAGTAATATTTCATCTGCATAATGAGTTATAGATTCTTGATGTAATTTATTATTAATATCAATCTTACTTATCCAATACCAGGCTCTATTATACATTATGAATTCACCGGCAGCTTCTACATCATTCATATCAAGCCCTTCATCCATATCTTTAAATGAATTTAATGCTTTAGTATTAAATACTTTATGATTATAAATAAGTTTTTTAAACATTCCTACCCAGAACATAGGGTGCTTTTTAAAATCTTCTAAAAGATAGGACATATCTTGATTTGTACCAAGATCCGGTTTAGGATTTTCATCCTTACTACCAAATAATTCAAAGATTTTATTTACATCCACGTGCATAAATATGCATTATAACCGATTTATATTGTTTATAACGGCGCTTTAACCCCAAATCATGGAGTTATGTGCCTATTTGTCTAATATAACTATATACAAAGAGCCGACTAATGCCGGCTCTCCATAAAATAGTTAAAAGTTAATTATTTAATATCACTTGATTCGATAAGAGTATAAGTAAATGATTTACCATGTATAGCAGCTGCTTTTCTAGCTAATATCATAAATGACTCAAAATCAGCAGATTTTTTAAATACTTGACATCCTTCAGACCAGTTTTCTACGTAAGTAGAATCAGCACCTGCTTTATGAATATTAATACCAAAGATACCTTCTTGGATTTTAGACTCATCATAAGTCATATCCTTATTAGCGTCACGATATACTTTAACTGGTTTTTGTTGTTTTAAAGCTTCGTATTTTCCTTGGTGTAAACCTAGGGTGTGTGAACCTCTGTATTGACCTTCAACTAAACGAGCAACACCTGCAGCGTTGTGAAATTCTTTAACACCTTTAGTTCCTGGATCAGTAGTACAAGACCACTGATGAAATTTCCATGCACCACCTTCTTTGTAAGATACAGTCATTGTATCATCAAATACGTTAGTTACTTTGTTACCTGTTGCAGAGTTTCTAACTCCTACAATGTTTAAGTCGAAGTCTTTTGCACCTTCAAACCAAACATACCCTTTGCCTTTAACGGCACCTTCAATTTGTTCTCTTGTGTAAGCCATAATTTAATTAATTTTCTACGTTATCTTTATCTTCTTCGTGTTTGTCTTTTTTGTTCATCCATTTATCAACAGAAGCGATACCAAATGAACCTAAAATGATTACCATAAATCCATCAAAGATGAATTCGTTAATTACCAAAGCTGTACCCATGTAACCTGTAACTAGGTCTACAATAAGGGCAACTACTAGCATAAAAAATGCAATGAATCCTACAACGGCTTTTTCGTTGATTGTGTTGTTGTCATCGAATAATGACTTGAAAAATTGTTTCATGTTATTATTTATTTATTTGTTTTTATTTTATCCCCATCTTGGGTAGCATATTTAATACCCATAATTGTACCAACTATTGAAAAGGCATTTGTAAGTAATACACTAAACATATTACTCCATGTAGATCCTATTATTTGAGTATCTGTACCATAAAAAATAGCAAATGAATACATGGTAGTTGTAATAAACCCTACACTCATGATTACAAACAATGCAGATTTTACAATCACTTTGATTAACTCGTTTTGGCTCTTTTTTAGTGTAGCATCTAAATCTTCAACAGCCGCATTTCTTTCTATTTCAAGAGCATTTTTTAGTTCTTTAGAATTATGTAATTCAATCTGTAAATTTTCCGTAAGTTCTTTAATTGCTTTTTTATTTATAGTAGCTTCTGTAACATCACTAGCAATTTTAATTATACTGGTAACATTTCCTTTACTATCAAATATAGGATTATAACTTGCTTGTAAATATACAGTAGAACCATCTACTTTTTTTCTTTCAAATATTCCATTAAATATTTTACCGGCTTTTAAATCCTGCCAAAATTTTAAATATTCATCAGATTTTGAATATTCATAAGATATAAAAATACTATGATGTTTACCTATAACTTGATTTTTTTCATTTGCTTTATATCCCATTGTTTCTAAAAAAATAGAATTAGCATCTAAAATAAAACCATTAACATCGAATCTTATAGTTGCTGAGCTTCTGTTTACAGCATCCATTTGATTTTTACTATTGACTATTTCAGTAATATCAGTAGCAATTTTCATTATTTTAGTAAGCGTACCTGATTCATCAAAAATAGGATTGTAGGTTGCTTGTAAATTTATAAGACTACCGTCTTTTTTTCTTCTTTCAAACTCTCCTTTATAATACTTCCCACTTCTTAGAATATCCCAAAACTTTTCATATTCTAAAGATCTCGCATAATCGTCACATACAAATATACTATGATGTTTACCTATAAGTTCTTTAGGGTCATCTTCTTCAAAACCCATTGCTTTTAAAAAGATATCATTTACTCCTAAAATAACCCCAGTTAAATCAAAGTAAATAATAGCATTACTGCGATTAATTGCTTCAAGTCTACTTAATAGCTCTTCTTTAGATAAATGTTTCATACTTTTTATTATCAAAATAAAAAACTGATTGAAACAACTTTATTTACTTACTTATATATATAAGAAAAATCTAAAACTACCCTACAGTAAATACTGTCAATGATACATATTGGAAAAAATTTTTCTGTCGGGAAGACAGGACTCGAACCTGTGACCCACGCATTATGAGTGCGGCGCTCTAACCAACTGAGCTAAAGGTCCAAATGTAGGATATCGCTTAACCTACGATGATTGCGCTTATCATCTTCAACCTAAATGATCACGATTTTTTTGTACTCGATAGGGGAATCGAACCCCTCTTACCAGGATGAAAACCTGGTGTCCTAACCGATAGACGAACCGAGCAAATAAACCAAAGTAGAGTAAAATTAAAGTTTCGTTGAAAAGATTTGAGATTTAAGTTTTCCTAATATTGAATTTTAAATTTTGAATCTTAAGGCATTCGTCAATATCAGTATCAAAGCATCATGTTTATATGTAGAGTTGATAATTCCGAAGAATTAAGCACTACTAATTCAACTTTACTCTTTAAATTGGTTATATCTTTGTGATGGCATTAAATGCCTCAATCTCTTCTTGGAGTTTTTCTAACTCCTCTTCATAATTTTTAATTTGAAGATCTTTATTAAATAAATTCATGTATGCTCTATATTCAACAGCATTATCATTAACCGAATAACGATCACGAACTTTTCCTTCTTTAGTGTCAAGTCCACGCAT